GGCAACAACATGAATGCCCTGCTTCAGTCTGCTCGGGATGCTGAAATTATTGCTTACGTGGATGGACTTTTCAACAGAGCAAGGAAAGCTCGTCAGCAGTTTGAGAAGCAATGGTATCTCAATCTAGCCTTCTATTTTGGTCGCCAGTACGCAGTTTGGGCACCAGGAACTGCTACGGGGCTGACTCGGTTATGGGAACCTCCTGCACCCCCTTGGCGAGTTCGGTTAATTACGAACCAGATTCGCCCAATCATTCGTACCGAACTTTCCAAGTGCATTAAAGAACGTCCGCAGGCTTTCGTTGTACCGTCTACTTCTGATGACCAGGATACTGCTGCTGCAAGAGCGGCAGAGAATATCTTTGAGTATCAGAGGTATGTCATGGAAGCCAACAAAGTGATGCGAAGGAGCATTTTCTGGACTCTTCTTTGTGGGTCAAGTTTCATCAAGGATTGGTATGAGCCGGATACTGTAGGCCCGGATGGTGTAGCTGGTACAATTAAGGTTGAGCCTGTTACAGCGTTTCATATCTATATCCCTGACCCACAGGAAGAGGATTTAGAGAATCAGCCCTACATCATTCACTGTCTTGCTAAGAGTCCCGAATACGTTGAGGGGCTTTATGGCAAAAAGGTTGGTGCAGATTCAACCTCAGGTTCTGGTCTTTTAGAACAAAGATTCCTCAACGCTCTGGGGATTGAGTCTGCACCAAAATCGTACGTAACGGTAAAAGAAGCTTGGATCAAGCCCTGTCAGAAGTTTAAGAATGGTGCTGTAGTAACATGGGCAGGAAGCACTATTCTGAATCTTGAAGAGAACGGGTTTGTCTACCAGCATGGTCAGTATCCTTTCACGAAGATTGACCACATTCCTACAGGTCGTTTCTATGGTGATTCCGTCATCAATGATTTGATCCCGTTACAGCGTGAGCTTAATCGTTCGATTTCTCAGATCATCGAAGCTAAAAATCGAATGGCAAAACCTCAGCTAGCTGCACAGAAGGGTTCGATTGATACAAACAAGGTCACTTCTGAGCCTGGCCTAATCATTCTCTACCAGCCTGGATATCAACCTCCTACACCAATTCCGCTTACGAATTTGCCTACATACGTCATGGAGCAGATTCAGTCGATCAAGTTGGATATGCAGGATATTTCAGGTCAGCATGAGATTTCCAAGGGCCAGGTTCCTTCTGGTGTAACTGCGGCTACAGCAATCAGCTATCTTCAAGAATCAGATGATACGAAGTTGGCTCCGACGATTACCTCAATTGAGGAAGCCGTTGAGAGGATCGGACGACATACTCTGTCGCACGTACAACAGTTCTGGGATTTACCTCGCATCGTCAAAGTGGTAGGAGATGATGGTCAGTATGAATCCTTTGAGCTATCTAAAGCCGATATTCGTGGCAACACTGATCTTAGGATCGAAGCTGGTTCAGCTACACCTAGAAGTCGCGCAGCAAAGCAAGCGTTTATTACAGAACTTGGAAAGATGGGCTGGATAACTCCAGACCGTGCTCTGCGATACTTAGATATGGCGGAGACTTCCAAACTGTACGAGGAAATCCAGGTTGATTCTCGCCAAGCTCAGCGAGAAAACCTGAAAATGGCCCAGGGTGCTCCAATTCCGGTCAATGACTGGGATAACCACGAGATTCATATGCTTGAGCATAACAATTACAGGAAGCGCCAAGCGTATGAAAATCTGCCAGATGAACTCAAGGCTATTTTTCAACAGCACGTACAGACGCACAAAAACGTTCTCGCAGCGTCAATGGGTGTCCAAACAGTCCCAGGACAGCAACTTCCAAATCCCGATCAAATGCCCCAGCAACAGCAGCAACCGCCTCCTGGTGGACCCGGAGGAAATCCAGAGAAAGCTGAGGCTAACGTTTAATGCCGTGGAACCCGAACGACGCAATGAAACACACGAAGAAAGCGACGGGTAATAAAGCCTCGGCATGGTCATCTGTAGCCAACTCAGTTCTTGGTAAGACGGGTGATGAAGGAAAAGCAGTTCGCATTGCAAATTCCGCAATTCAACGTCGGATGACGAAAGGTAAGTAAGTGGCCGATCATCAGATTGGAAACCCTCATGGAGTTACCATTGCTGGTATTGGTGGTGTGAACAACAAGACAAACATCACTGGAAATACTGGCACAAACCCGCAGGTTCCGCCGGATTATGATGATCTTGACGGGATCGGTGCTATGCGGGCACGTTTGACAGCGATCAATGCTGTCACTTATTCGGCTGCACAGTTGAATAAGATGACGTACAATGACCTCGTTTACGCAATTCGCATGAACGATTTCAGGACAGGTATCAAGCAGTAATTCTTTTCAACCTGTAGCGACAGCTTCACGTCTACTGAGTAGGGTTAGAGCATAGCCCATCGAGAAAGAGAATAGATGAACGTGGATGGTCCCCAGGGCCTTCTGACGACAATTGAAAACGAGTGGTTAGAGAATAGCTGGAACTTAGATTCTCTCCACTCCTTCCAAATGTCGTTCACAGAAGGTACAGGTACAGAAACCGAAGTCACCGGAGCAGAGGGAACAGAACAAGAAGTTGACCAGGGACCGGCAGATGTTTCCGGTTACAGTGAATTTGTTCAGGGCCTTCTCAAAGACACTCCAGATGAACACCGCACGATTCTGGAGCCGTACATCAAGAAGTGGGATGCGGGAGTATCACGAAGGTTCAGTGAGTTACAGGGCCAACTCAAGCCGTATAAAGAGTTTGGTGAGTTGGAACAGGTCGAACAGGCGATGCAGTTTTATCGCATGTTGGAAGATGACAACGAAGCCCGTAAGATTTACGAGTCCCTGAATGAATACTTCAACCCACAGAAACCAGGCGGTACAACTCCAGGAGCCAATGGACAAGTTCCGTTGGGTGATCCTGGTGAGGAACAAGAATTCCAGGAACTCCCTCCTGCGATTATGCAGCAGCTTCAGCGGCAGGAACAAATCCTTCAGGCACTAGCGCAGAACTATCTTTCTCAGCAGCAGGAATCACAGCAGGCTGAGGAAGATCGTTTACTAGAGCAAACACTGAGTCAGCTAAAGGCTGAGTTTGGTGAATTCGACGAGGACTATGTTCTTGCCAAGATGTATAATGGTGCTGATCCCGCCGATGCAGTAAAGGCATATCAGGCCATGATGCAACAGCAGTTAGCTGCGTATCAGCAGAAACAGCGTACTCCCCCGACCTTAGGTGGTGGAGGAACTGTTCCCCAGGAGTCACAGAATCTCGCGAATGTTCCCAGCAAAGACTTAAAGAATTTCGTGGCTGGTTTGTTAGAACAGTCAAACAACGGGACCTAACCGAGTGTGACAAGGAGATTCAATGCCGTCAACAATGACGACAGTCGATGCGATTCTCAAAGAGGTTTACGGGCCTCGCATCGAGTCCCAGCTACAGAACGAAACTGTAGCTCTCAAGCGAATCGAGCGTACTTCCGACGGAGTTACCGAAACCGTTGGTGGAAAGTACGTCGATTTCCCTATCCGTGTTTCTCGTAACACGGGTATTGGCTATCGAAACGAGAACGAGCAGCTTATGGCTGCCGGTCAGCAGGGTTATGCGGAAGTTCACGTTCCGCTTCGTTACGGTTACGGTCGTGTTCGCATGACCGGACAGGTGATGAACCTTGCAGACAAGAACTACCAGGCTTTCGCATCCGCAATGGATGACGAAATGGAAGGCATCAAGGACGACTTGGCGAAGGATTCCAACCGAGTTGTTTACGGTGATGCTACTGGCCTTCTGTCGGCAATTACGGCTGACGGTGTAAACACAGTTACGGTTGCAAATCCGCAGTACCTCGAAATCGGAATGGCAGTTGATATTCTGACGAGAGCTACGGGTGCGGTGGTTGCTTCCAACCGACTCATTACAGCAATTTCTGCTGCCGGTGTTGTTACGTATTCCGGTGCTGATGTTGCTGCAACGGCGGCGGAAGGTCTTTACCGGACTGGTAACTATGGTCGTGAGCCTTCGGGTTTCGGTGCGATCATCCATGATACGGCTGGACTTCATGGTCTTACTCCGGCTGCACAACCGAAGTGGGCTTCGATTGTCCGTCCGAATCCGGCTGCTGCTGGAACGCCTCGGGCACTTTCCGAAGGTCTGATGATCGAAACCTGCGACTTGGTTCGGGTCAACGGTGGAAAGACCAGCCTCATTCTTGGTTCTCTTGGTGTTCGTCGTGCGTACTTCAACCTGCTTACTCAGCAGCGTCGTTACGCAGACACCAAGGAATTCGCTGGTGGTTTCAACGGTCTTGCTTTCCATTACGGAAAAGAAGTTCCGATGGTGGAAGATGTTGATGCCCCTCCGAA